CGGGTTATACCATATGTTCATTTAACCGAACAGGGACGGTTCGTAGTCGACCTCCAAGGTAGGGATACCTTCGAAGGCGCTCGAAATAGCCGGGTCGTTTATTTTCACAAATAAACCTTCCGTTCGAACAGAAAAGGCGTCAGCCATCTGTTTGATCGTTCTGTGGCGCAAGCGCACAGTCGGCTGTTTATTACTTTTGATAAGTGCCCAACTCGCGTTGGCACGCCGCTTGGCGTTCTTGTCATAAAGTGTCAAAAAGGAACGTGGTTTCTCACCATTCCATTGTTTCATAAATGCCTCTTGCCGCGCGAGCAGCGTAGAGAGGGACCTGACGGTTATTAGACCGTGGTTCTCTTTCATGTATCGGACCTTCCATTGGAACGGACGATCTGATTGAGATTGCGGGATATAGTCATCGAAAGATGTCAATTCAATTACTTGAATATCGTCGATAATGTCACTGATTGTGTTGAAGTCATTCGACCAATCATACCCTTTTGGATTCGCACGGTATATGCCTTGCAACATAGTGTAGTACTTCAGGAACTCAGACTGGGGTTCTCCCAGCAGAGTTTCATAGTACGCCGCGTGTTCTTGCCAGAAGCGACTTCCGTCGTCAATCTGGGGTCCAAGTATTAGCTCGATCCCGCCAAGGGACACTGGCAGTGATGCCATGTTAGAGCTTAATTTCACAGCTTCGCGATGGTTTCGACACCATAGAAGTATTTTGGCGCGGTTCTTGACAAAGTCAATAGGGTGCCAACTTAGCTGCTTTGACAGTAGCTGAGCGTGCCCAATGAAGGGTTTCGCCCCGTCCGCCTTGACCTTCGACCTTCCCGTGAGGGTTGAGCCTTTGATGGTGTCCAAGAAGGACAGGTCACCAAAGATTGAATTTAGGAACGAAGTGATCTCTTCAAACAGTTCGCTATCCGTCGTGCGAGCGACGTAGTTCTCACAAAATGTTAGCGCATCTTTGCAGATGGCGTTAATTTTTGAAAACTTTGCCCCAGTGCTGTGAAGCATACTGAGGATGTCTAGCGAAACCGCGAGATTTAAGTTTAATAGGAATAAGTCGTCGCCGACCGATTGTCCTAATGGCCTGGGTATGCCTTTGCAGCTAGTAGCTGCCCTAACTACACCAGCTAAGTAAAGCGTGAGGTGGAGGAATGACAAACCATCACCCATGAAGGAACCGGCTTTCGATATCACTATCTCTTCACCGGCCCAATAGCCTTGGTCGATTAGATCACTCATATCGACTTCCCGTTCGTGACTTGCGAACATCGAACGGAAGGTGTACCATGGAGGGAACTTTTGCAAGGTCTTATCCATAAATCTAACATTCTCATCGAGAATATCGAATGGTATGTTATAGGTTGCATCTTGGAGGTCTAGTGATAGACACGCGCGATCAAGCGCCAAGATTTCATCCTCGGCCAGATCTGAGTTTTCATCAAACCATATGGCCTCGTAATCACTTGTAATAGGTGGTTCATTTCCGGACATAATTGCCGCGTAAAAACGAAACACTAACGTGTGGATTTTTTAAAATGAC